TTTGATTAACTTTTGCAAAGAAGCTAGGGGCGATCTAATCAAAGAAGGTGAAGAAGAATCTGCTATTCGGTTTGAGATTCTAGAAGAATGGCTTCGTAATGACTTTCGTGGATCGTTTAAATATCATTCAAGAATGATTGGTTTATAAATAGATTATTAAATAATATTTTTAACACCTAAAGGAAACACAATGAGTAATGATAATTTAGTAAACAAGTACGCTAACTTCATTAGAGGTCAGATCCAAGAAGAAATTAAAAAATGTGTGATTATAACAGAAGCCAAGGCACGCAAGTCTGGCGAAACATATGGCAATGATGATCAACACCAAGCTTTGAATAATCACAACACAAAAGATGCCAATGGCAATAAATCAACCATCACCCATACTTCTTTCGAAGGTGGTGATGAAGGGTTTGTGCATGGTAGAGTAAATGGTAAGAAATTTGTATTTCATTATGAACCAGATCACAGCAATGTGGATCGTGCTAAAGGTGCCTATCATGCTACTGTAAAAGGTATTGTAAGAGATTATGGTAATAAGCCTAACGAGCATGGTTATGGTGGTGGTATGGAGCATCTTTCCCCAGAAGAGCAGCACACAGTCGCTCATCATGTTGCTTCAACACTTCACGAGCTTACACCAGAAAAATAAGTTATTAGGATTTGTTGTTAAAGAGGGCCATGTGGCCCTCTTTTTTTGTTTGAACTTATGGTAGTATTTTTAATTACCTAAATATATAATACAAATTATTTTGGAGTATCTCTATGTTAACATTTTATTCTTTTATTGCCGAATTGGCAGGACCTCAACCTATGCAATCTTCCGGTCCTATGGGTGATAGACATGCTGGTAAGTATCTTAGTTCAGATAAGATTGGCAGCACTACATATACAACCACTGGTGGCAAACAAGTGAGAGTACATAGAGTTTACAAACAAGAAGGTGGCAAACATGATGGTAAATGGTTTGCTCATGTCTCACATGTTGAGAATCCTGATAAAGAAGAGCATATTCCTATTAGTAGAATATTAAAGCCAACACATAAAGATATTCGTAAAAAAGAAACAAGTTTTGTGACGGATTTACACAATCAAATTACTGGTAGCAAGAGGCCCGTCATGATGTATGATCGTCATGGCAACAAACATCGCATCGTTGGTGCACAACAAGTATCTGGCAATCCAAAAGCTGATATCGCTTTAGTGAATGATAAGGGTGAGCATGTCATACATATTTCTCACAAGGAAAGCGAAGAAAGTCATCAAGGGTATGGTGGCCTCAATGGCAAAAAAAACCAATCACATCCTGTGATGAAAGAATTTGCAGAGAAAATTAAGAAAAAGATTCCAGACGAGCACATGGCTTTGAAGGGCAAATCGAGAACAATGCCTCTAGATCATACAAAGCCAGAACATGATGATATGATTAAAAAAGCATTGTTTGGCCAACACCACGACTCTGATAAATCTGGACCAGAAAATGTTGATGTTATTTCTCATGGCAAAATGAATTTAAAATTTAATAATCGTGGTGTTGCATCCATTAAGTCTGATAAAGATGTCACTCACAAAAACTACAAAGATCAAAAGTATGAAATAGTAGCCAAGCATGCTACAGATAGAACAATTCCAGGCACCAAGATTGGTGGTATTGTTGGCATTACGCATGCTGGACACCGTAAAGGCAGAGATGTTAAGCCACTGGAAGGGGAATAAGATGTATACATTTAAATCATTTATATCTGAGTCAAACTACATCATAGAAGCAACTTCTGTGGATGATGAAGCTCTAGGACATTTAACACACGTTAAGGATCTGCCACACGAAGATGCCAGACATTCTAAAATGGCTGTAGATCTCCTTCGTGATTTTCATAATAAAAGACAAGGTAAGCCTAGCTCAATTGGTGCTTCATTAAAGACTGATGGTGGTGCTTCTGTTCACGTAATTCACGATGAACATGGCGTAGGCGTTTCTGATAAGCATAGAATGGCTCGTGGTGTTGTTGCTAGAACACCAGAAGAGGTTGATAAACATTTTGGGCATGCACCTGAATATGCTGAATCTTTAAAGCACGTTTTGAAACATGCTCATGAGTTTGTAAACAAAGGTCATCATATTCAAGGCGATCTTCTTCATACTCCAAACGAAAAGCCAACTGAACATGGCGATAAGATCTCCACAACACCAAATAGACTTACCTATCACATGAAAACTAAAGCTCCTCTTGGCTTGGCTGTTCACACAGAGGTTAAAGGTGGTGTTGCTCGTGCAGTTTCTAAAAAAGCATTGAAGAAGACACCTCATGTTTTTGTTCCGGAACATGAATATCATGCTGACCCAAATACATATTCTGCAGCAGATAAAAAAGCAACTGAAACACATTTGAATGCTGCAGAGGCTCTATTGAGAAATCATACTTCACATCATTTAACACCTGAGCATGTCAAAGCATTTACTATCTACAATAATAGGTCTACTGCTCGTGGTGAAACCCCAACTGTTGAAGGTTATAAAAAGCATCTTCATGACGAGGGTGAAAAAGCTGCTAATAAATTAAAGACAGAAGCTGGTAAAACTAAGACACGTGCCGCTCATGCTGCTATGATTGCTCATGTTGATCAAAACGCTCATCATTTCCAAAGATCGTTGGACATTAGACATCATCTAGAACAAGCCACAGAGCATGTACTTAAGGGTGTCAAGCACCCTGATATGGAAACTAGTTTGGATGGTCATCCTTCACAAGGTGAGGGAATCGTTCTACAAAAAGAAGGTAGACCAGTTGGTAAATTGGTACCTAAGGCTATCACCAGAGCAATCATAAACAACCCAAGGTTTGGCAGAGGATGAAAACTTTTAAATCATTCATTTCAGAAGCTATAGATGATACTAGAGCAGTTGTTTCTTTTGGTAGACATCAACCATTTACCAATGGACATAAAAAAGTATTAGATACAGTTGAATCAGAAGCTGAAAAGCAAGGTGCCCAAGCACATTTTATCACCAGCCATTCTGAAGGTACTGGTAAGAATCCAGTACCAGTTAAAACCAAAATTAAATTAATTAAGAAGGTTGCTAAACCTACAACTAAGGTGTATTCTTCTGATAGCGAGCATCCTAGAATCATAGATCAGCTTTCTAAATTACATTCTGCTGGTGTAAGACATATTACATATGTTGGCGGAAAAGGTCAGGTTGAACCAGTAACTGATCTTATTAAAAAATATAATGGTGTTCAAAGTAAACACGGATATTATAAATTTGATACAATTAATTCTAAATCTTCTGGTGATAGAGACCCTGAAGCCGAAGGCACAAAGGGTGTTTCAGGTACTAAGATAAGAGCTATGGCACGTGCTGGTGATGAAGAAGGAATAAAAAAAGAGATTCCTAAACAACTTCATCCTCATGTCAAGGAAATTATGGGTCACATCCAAGCCATTAAAGAAGAATTAGAACAAGATGTCATATAATAAACTAGTACTATCAATTAACCAAGTTGGTGATTATCTTATTCCTCAGATGATGGTTGCTGGAAGAGCCACAACCATCGTCGCGACTGTATCTAACACTGGATACATCACAGCTGAATCAATCGTAAAACAAGGGGCCTCTGCCGTACTAAATATTCCAGCTACTGTGGGATAAGTGTGAATAATGGAAGAGGATAAACTTCTCAAAACCTTTGCCAAGTTACTTGGGGCAGGGGCAGAGGACGTAATCAAGGAAATAGAGAGCAAGAAGGAAAAGGAAAGAAGACTCCTAGAGAGTTTTTCTAGATCGCTTTCTGTTGCCTCGGATCTTGATATTACTATTGAAGAAGAGAAGATCCCTGTAGAAATTAATCTTCCTACTGTTATAGCAGCACAGCCAGAGATTGTTGCTACCAAGACAATATCACAAGAACAATTTGATGAAGTTCTTGCAATTGCTTCTTCTGAGCCAATTGAAGAAGTTGCTCTTGAAGAAAGTGGAAGACAAGAAGAGCCACAGCTCCCTGTCAATGATATTATTAATCAAACAGTTGCTGCTCTTTCATCAGTACCACAAAAAGATATTCAACAGGCTGCTGATAGCATCCCTGATTCACTTCGTAAAGAAATTGATATCATTAAGAAGTCTGTTGCAGACTTCCATAGATTTGCATTACGTCATTCGCAGATGGGTGGTGGTGGTGAAGTTTGGCTGCATAAGTTAAACGATGTAGATTACTTCTCATTGAAGTCTGCTACAGATGGTCAGGTTCTAACTTACAATGCTACAACCAAGAAGTGGTATTCATCATATAGTAGTGGTGGAGGTGGTATAGACGGTCTTTCAACAAACCACTCCAACACATTAACATTATCGACTGGGTATGACTTTATACCATCAACGGATGTAGCACAGAATCTAGGTTCACCTACGCATAGATTTAAAGATCTTTATCTTTCTGGTCATTCTATCGTACTTGGCAACACAACTCTTTCATCAGATCCTGGTACCAATAGCCTAACAGTTACACCAGCAGGTGGACAATCTTTCATTGTTAGCTCACCTTCTAATGTTGCTGTTGGTTACTCCTATGGAATTAGCAACACTACAACTGTTGTAGAAACTAATATTAAGTCAATTAACTTTGACACATCTACTGGTCTTGTTGTTACAGACCAGGGATCAGGTAATGTGTTTATCAGCATCTCTGGTGCACAAGGTGGTACAGGATATCAAGGCTCACAAGGTGTTGTTGGTTTTCAGGGTTCTGTAGGAACGCAAGGCAGCACAGGGTATCAAGGTTCTGCAGGCTTTCAAGGGTCGGTTGGTTTTCAAGGATCATTTGGTGATACTGGATACCAAGGGTCAGTTGGCTTCCAAGGTTCTTTAGGTGGAACTGGTTATCAAGGATCTGTAGGATTCCAAGGTTCTGCTGGACTAACAGGTCCTATTGCTGGTGCCAACACACAAATATTATTCAATGATAGTTCATATGCCAATGGCAGTTATAATCTTACATATAGCAACAACACGCTAACAGTCAATGGCAACATTGTTGTATCCAATACAATCTCAATAAATACACTAGTAGCAAATGGCTCATCAGGCTCAACTGGACAAAAACTAGTTTCTGATGGTACATCTGTTCGTTGGCATTCTTCCTACACTACGGGAGCTACTCCTCCTTCTGATCCTATTCTAGGTGATATTTGGTTCTATACTGCAACCAATAAACCTTATATGTGGACCTTCGATGGTGTTAGTAATTTCTGGTATGACTTCTTACCTTTTTCTGGATAAATTATAAAGTATTATAGCAAATGGCATTTCCTTTTCCCGCTACAGATGGTCAACAGTATACACAGAATGGTTACATTTACCAGTATAATGCTGCATTGAATCTGTGGCAGAATGTTGGCGTTGCATCTTCATCATCGAACAATGCCTCAATCAATAACGCTAATATAACCAATGCTAGCATTGCTAATGCTGATATCAATTCACTCTATGCTAACACTCTTGTTATTAATACAACAAGTGCATTTGGTGGTAATGCTGCATTTTACCAAAACGTAACTGTTAATGGTGATTTGCATGTAACAGGAAATGTTTATTTTGCAACCAATGCAGTAGCTGTTGGGTATAGTGGTTCTGCTGGTCAGACAGGATTTCAAGGTAGTGTAGGTGCTGCTGGACCAGGATATATGGGATCGATTGGTTTCCAAGGATCGCAAGGTGATCTTGGCTATCAGGGTTCTGCAGGTTTCCAAGGTTCGTTTGGTGACATAGGATATCAGGGTTCGTTTGGAGATACAGGTTTTCAAGGCTCAACAGGCTTCCAAGGATCTGCAGGCTTTCAAGGTTCGTTTGGCGGTACTGGCTATCAAGGTTCATCAGGATTCCAGGGTAGCATTGGTTTTCAAGGCTCGGTGGGATTCCAAGGTAGTGTTGGGTTTCAAGGTAGCGTAGGCTTTCAGGGTTCGTTTGGTGGTACAGGGTATCAAGGTTCATCAGGATTCCAAGGCTCGGTAGGATTCCAAGGATCTTTTGGTGATACAGGGTTCCAAGGGTCAACTGGTTATCAAGGTTCAGTAGGGTTTCAGGG